GTTGCGGGCGGTGATGCCGCTGACTTGCTCCAGGCGGCGAGCGAGGTAGCGGTTGAGCTTGTCGCTGCCGATGGTGCCGGCCCGCGCCGCGATGGCACGAACGTGCCGCCCGTAGGCAGGCGAGACCTTGCGGCCCGCGAGGTAGTGCTCGGCGAGTTCGGTGAAGGTGGTCATCGCGTCTCCTCCGCGAGCAGCCGCTTGTCGAGGTGTTCGTTCACATCACGCAACGCCCGGCAGAGCGTGTGCAGCCGGCGGTTCTCCTCGCGGAGCCGTTCGTTCTCAGCCTCCAGCGACTCGGCGAGTTGCCGCAGATCGCGGGAGGGGCGGCAGCGGAAGAGGGAGATGAGCCAGTTCATGCCACGGCCTCCGCGTCAAAGAGGGTGGTCTCGACCTTGCGGCCCCTCGCGGCCTCTTCCATGTTCTTCACCGCCTGCCGGTAGTAGGCGGGCTTGAGCTCCACGCCGATCGCCTTGCGACCGTTGAGCACCGCCCCGTATGCCTCGCTCCCGACGCCCATGAAAGGCGTGAGCACCGTCTCGCCGGGCAGGCTCCGCAGATGCACGATCCGCTCGATTACGTCGAGTTGCAGCGGGTGCATGTGCCGCTCGTCATCGTCCTCGCGGGCCTGCTTGTAGGGCAGCGTCCGCTCTAGGCGGATGTCATCCCAAAACGCCGACGCGTACTGCCGCCAGATCCAGTGCGAGTAGCGGTTCTCGATCTGCTTCCCCTTGTGCCCGCGATAGGACAGCAACTCGGCCGGAATCTCACGCTCGCCCGCGTACTCCAAGAGCCCCGTCGGGTTCGCGACCGGAACCGGGTTATCGCCGTCCTTGCGGAAGAGCAGCAGGCAATCCGCCGATGCCACGTCGCACAGGCTCGCGTCGGTAACGACTTGCTTGTGAGCGAGACCCTTCGCCATCGTGCGGTTTCGCACCCCGAGCGGTTCTTTCCAGATGAAGTGCCGGCACCAGAACCGCCAGCCGAGCGACTCGTGCAGGCGGATGATCTCGCCGGGGAAGTCGATCAGCCCGCCGGGCGAGGTCTTCCTCGGGATGTCCATGCAATGCACCGCCGAGAGCCGGCCCGGCATCGTCACGCGATGGATCTCGCCGACCACGAACGCAAAGTGGTCGAAGAACTCTTGGTGACTACGGCAGTTCGAGAGGTCACGCTCTGAACTAGAGTAGTGGTACAGGCACCCCGCACCATCCGCCGCGAACGGCGGCGAGTAGATCGAGAGATGCACCGACTCGTCGGGGATGCTCTGGAGCACCTCGCAGCAGTCGCCGTTGTAGATCGCGTACTCGTCGGTGATTACTTGCTCGCTGACAGCCATGCCGGAATCCTTTCGCTATGGGGAAACGTCCTGCGGTGATCGACGGCCAGGGCGTTGCCCATGTGCCGCACGAGTGACTCGAACATCCGGTCGGCGGCGTTCGCCTTGCGTCGCAGATTCGCGAGCACGCCGACCTCGCCCTCGGTGGCGATGACGTGAACATCGACGGGCTGCGTCTGGCCGAACCGCCAGCACCGCCGCACGGCTTGGTAATACTGCTCCCACGAGTGGGAGGCGAACGTCACGACGTGGTGGCAGTGCTGCCAGTTGAGCCCGAAGCAGCCAATCTTCGGCTTCGTCACGAGCCGCTTGAGTTGCCCCGCCTGGAACGCGAGCAGAAGTTCTTCCTTCTCGTCTTCGCTCTGCGACCCGCTCACTTGCCGGCAGTCGGGGGTGATCCGCTCCAGCAGATCGGATTCGTCGTTGAGATGGCACCACACGACCGACGATCCTGAGTGCGACGCCACGATCCCGGCCGCCGCCTCGCATCGGTCTTCTAGCGTGATCCGCCGCTCTTCGCGTTGCTCTTGCAGGGTGTCAGCCGGCAGCGAGAACAGCATCCCGGCCCGTGTCTTGCTGCTATGCACGACGTGCTCGTGCTCGCGGAGGGGCGGCAGCACGAGCGTGCCGTCATCGAAGCCCAGGTCGGAGGGCTTACGGCACGCCCGAGCCCACGAGCAGACCCACCGCCAGAACGGCTCCTCTGCGTGCCCGCGAAAGCGGTAGCTCTTCCGGCCCCAGCCGAGGTAGTCCTTGATGATGTCTTCCTTGAAGAACCGCGAGAGCATGTCTTGGTAGCCCAGATAGCCGAGGGCTTCGCTGGACGTGCCGAGCTCGTGGTAGTCGTTCGGAGCGGCGGTCGCGGTGCAGAGCAGGCGATACGGGATCAGCCGCATGAACTCGGTGACGAGAGCCTTGGTAGAGCCGTCGAAGTTCTTGAGGATGCTCGACTCGTCGCAGACCATCCCGCCGTAGTCGCCCTGGTCGAAGTTGTGTAGACGCTCGTAGTTCGTGACCACGATGCCGGCGTCGGGCTTGCCGCCGCTCGACCGCACCGCCTCGATGCCGAACCGCTTCGCCTCCTCGACGGTCTGGTAACTCACAGCGAGCGGGGTCGCGATCAGCACCGGCTTGCCGGTGTGCTGGCGAATGTTCTTAGCCCAGACCAACTGCATCGGGGTCTTGCCCATGCCGCAGTCGGCGAAGATGGCCGAGCGACCCTTGCGACAAGCCCACTCGATCAGATGCCGCTGGTAGTCGAAGAGCCACCCCGGCAGGAAGTCGGGCGTGAACCCGTGGTCGCCGTCGAGTTGCTGCTTTGTTTCGAGAAACGCGGAGTAGCGGTCGGATGCTGCGATCATTTCGTGTTCCTTTTGATGCGAAAGTCTGGGCTGCCGCACCGATGGCACCGCGTGACTCGCGGGCTTCGCTCGGCGTTGCAGCGGTTGCAGATGCGTTTCATCTCACTCGTCCTTGTGTATTGGCCCTTGTCGCTGGGCTCGCGTCCGGTGTTACCCGCCACCGCCGGATGGGCGACCCCTGCGGCAGCCAGCCGCTTCGGCCAGGGCGGGCCGGTCGCGTGTTCGATCACCAGCCCTTGCCGTAGCGGGCCTCGATCTCGTTGTCGTAGGCGTCCTCGCATCCGGCGGCGCGAGCCCGGCCGGCGAAGTGCGAGCCGAGTTGGGCGGGCGTCGTTAGCGGCTCAGTCGTGCGGCAAGGCTCGATCGCCGGTGCCGGCTTCGGTGGGTCAACACCGAAAACGTCCGCGTCTAGCTCAAGCTCGCGTTCGTGCCGCCAGCGGCGGAACTCTCGCCCGCTTATGCAGTCGTCTTCGTCGCGTCTCATTCGGTCACCTCCTCGGATTGAGCCAACTGCTCCAGCAGTGGCAAGGCTTCGGCAAGCAGCACGCGCGGCGACAGTCGCTCTGCGTGCGGGGTCTCGTCGTTCTGCCGCAGGGCTCGGCGGATGACGTTGGCAACGGCACGGGCGTCGTTGCGGGTAGTTGCGTCGATGGTCATGCGAATGCTCCTAGAACGGGATGTCGTCATCGGGCAGACGCTCAGACGGCGGCGGCTTCGGCGTCGCCTTGATCGCGGTCTGCTTCGCGGCGACGTTCGCCGGCACGTACCGCTTCACGACCGCCGAGACCTTGCCAGCCTTCGACGTGTAGTGGCTGATCTCCACCGTGAGCGTCTGCCCCTCGATGTCGCTCGGCGAGAGCGAGAGGCGACCATCGACGGGCTTGATGCCTAGGGCGTCGGCGAGGTTCGCGGCCATCCATCCGAGATCCTCGGGGATGTCGTGCCACACGAACTTGTAGTCGCCCTCGACCGTGGAGAGGCAGAGCTTGAGGCAGTCGCCGTTCGGGTTGGCATCGCTCCGCTTGTATTCGTTCGGCTCTTCCTTCGCGGAGCGAATCTTCATCAGATGCTTGCCGGGCGGCACGAGTTCCCGCTCGCGGGTCACGGTCTCGGCCGGCTGGTCTTCGATCAGAAAATCCATCTTTCACGTCCTTTCCGTATGGTTTTGATTCCGTTCCGTTCACTCAGTCACAGCGGGCTCGCCCGCCTCGGTCTCGATCGCGGCGATCCGCGCCGTGATCTGGTCGGTCAGTCGCGACCACTCGTCGCCGGTCAACTGCCCGGCAGAGACGTAGCCATCGATCGCCCTGGTCGCCTTCGTGAGATCCGCCTGGGTGCTCGCCTTGGCGATGAAGGCGGCAGCCTGCGTCGCCTTCTCGCTGGGCGGCTTCGCGGCTGGGGTGCCGCCCGCCAGCCACTCGGCAAAAGCCTCGCCGGTCTCCACGCTGATCGGCTTGGGATCTCCGCCGAAGATGCCTGTGCGATCCTTACTCGCGACGGCGAAGTGCCCGTCGTGAACGATGTCGAGAACGGTCGTGAACTCGTACTCCGCACCGTCGCGGCTTTCGAGTTTCATGCCGAGCTTGACCACCTTCTTTCGCCCGTGGTCATCGACCTGCGCCGTCTCCGTTTTTGCCCGGCCGGTAGCGATGATGTGTGCCGAACTGCGGAGCATCCGGTCGATGAAAGCCCGGTGACGCGGCGTGAGCTCGGACCACGCCGACCATGTGTTGCCCTTGAACTTCGCCCGTGCGATCTCGTCCACGAGCTCCAGGCAGCCGCCCTTGCCGTTCCACTCGTGGCTGATTGAGTCGATCACGATGCAGTCGGCCCCGGCCGCCTCTGCGGCGTCGATCGCCTCGATGTACGACTCGGGCGTGAACGGCGGCGAGAGGTCGATCACATCGAATTCGTGCAGCCGATCGTAGAGATCGCTCGAACCCTGCTCGGTGTCGATGACGATCGTCCGCTGTGAGCCGAGACCCTTCGCCACAAGCAGACCGCCGTAGGTCTTGCCGCTGCCGCTAGGGCCGGTGAGCAGGAGCCGCAACTTCGTAGCACTGCGGCGTGCTTTTCTGATCTGAACCATGTTCTGTTGCCTTTCTTTTGAGGTGTTTTTCAGTTCATCGCGTCGCCGTTCATGTCACGCCACGAGCCAACGGGCTCTTTCGTCTGCGTCGCAATAGCCTCGACCGCCGTCGCGATCCGTTCGACCTCCGCGACCAGCGACATCTGGCTCGTCGCCAACGCCGAGAGAACTGCGGTCAGGGCAGCGATCGCGTTGTCGGCGGATGCCGCGACCGAGACAGGCTCGGGCTCCGACAACTTCGCCGCCTCGGCGAGCACGGTTTGAGCGAGGTACTGCTTCGCAGAATCCGCGTGAACGTAGACACGGCCACGATCGCCGCCGGTTTGCAATCCCGGAATCTTCCGCTGCCGAAACGCCTCGCGGAGTTGCTTGTACTCCGGGGAATGCCCGTCTCCACGACCCCGGCTTCGGTAATCAAAATCCGCCAGCGGCACGAAACCAGCCGGCATCCATTCGCTCGTGTCCATTCGAGTCCCTTTCGTTCTGTCGTTTCCCTTCTTGAAAAGCCGCGTCCCCGTCCCTAGGTCAGCGGCCCGATCCCTTCCTTGGCTTCGCCGTCTCCGCCGGCTCTCCTGTGTTTCACCAGCCCTCGCCGTAGCGGGCCTGCATCGCGTTGTCGTAGGCGTCTTCGCAGCCCGCCTTGCGAGCCGCGCAGGCGTGGTGGCTGCCCGGCTTCGCGGGCGTGGTCAGCGGCTCGACCGGGCGGCAGGGCTCGACCACCTGCTCAAGCTCTTCCAGGTACATCAGCAACCGCCCCTCGGCGGTGTCCACGAGGTACGCGTCAGTGCGGAGGCCGCTCGGGCTGCGTTCCTGCTCGGCGATCACGCCGTCCTGGTAGCCGCCACCAAACGCCTTCGGGCACCGCACGCGGTCGCCGGGCTTCGGGCGGTAGACGGTGCCGTAGAAATCAGCGATAGCGGCTTCGGCGGCGGCGGCTTCGCGGTGGTGGGCATCCATGCATTCGACTCCCTTCGAGGTGCGGAACTGATCGTCTGTCCATCAGTGGGGGGGCGTATCCTACCCCCCATCAGTCATCGGTCAAGCGACTTTTTCCCCGCGTGGTTTGAGTTTGAAAACAAGGCGTATTCGCTTGTGTCGTCCTGTCTATCGGTAGATAGGCTATAGCCTAGCGGTAGTTCCGTCAACGCAGTATTCCGAGAGCCGCGTCGGCAAGCTCAATCGTGGCTCGCCCGAACTGCCGCAGGCGGCCGGGAGGCGGCTCGGCAGGGTGCGGCGCGTACGCCTGGGCGTGGGCGACGTGCTGCCCGATGGCTGCTCGGTGGGCAATGTCGATCGCCGCCAGTTGGTAGCGGGTCTCGATCAGCAACCCGGCACCGATGGTCATAACTGCGACGAATAGCGTCGTGCGGATGATGTCTCTGAACATGTGAATCCTTTCAGCAAACGAGACCAAGATCGGCGAGCGTGACCACCGCCGGGCTGCATTGCAGCGGCGACACGATCCATGCGTAGGGTCTGCCGCTCGGGTGTCGGCTGGGGGGCAGCACCGATTGCGCCGGCTTGCCGCCGATGCGGATCTCGGCACCGCCGATCTTTCGCCAGCCCATCGCGGGGAGCGGGCCGGCGAGCCGAAAGAGCCGATGCTCACCACGGCCGCTCGCCCAGGTCGGCGTCTCGATGTCGAGCAGTCCGCGAGCCGCGAGCACTGCCCGCCCATCGGCATCGTCATACTCAACGTCGATCAGATTGCCGTGCCCCAGCAGAATGCCGAGGTTGTAGCCCTGGTCGAGCCAGCCGTCGATCACATCGGCGACGCTGGTCGCAAGGGTCTGCCACGCGTTGCCGAGTGGCTTCTTGTCGCCTTTCGCGACGCGAACGCAGGCGGCACCGGTTTCGAGCAGGGCGGTGAGGTCTGGGGTCATGCTTGATCCCTCCCGCCGTTGATGTTCCGCCCGGTGGCGTCGAGCACGTACCACTCGTCGCCGCTGTAGGTCGCCTCGGCGTAGGCGTTCGCGGCGTCATCGTCGGTTGCGACGAACGTATCGACCACATCCCACTCGCCGCTGCCAGCGGCATAGGCGATGCGGTACTCGTGGCCGGTCGCCACAAGCACGCAGAATGTGCTGATCGGAGGATTGTCGCGTGTTCCGAAAGCGTTCATCGTTTGCTCCCTTGTTGGTTGAGGTTGAAAAGTGCCACCCGTTTCGCGGCTGTCGGCTGGCCGGGCGGCCCCACCATGTGCGGTCTACTTGCGGAGTGCCTTGATGTCTGGCTCGGCGTCATCCCAGCCGATGACGTTGCGGATCGCCCGCACTGTCGCCGTAGCGGATGCCACGATTCCGCGAGGCATGCAGTCGTACCGCCCACGGCGTTCGGTCATGCAGGCGTAGAACTCTGCGTCATCGAGCAACTCGCGAAGCGCGGGATCATCGGCCCGCACGAGTGCATGGTTCTTGAATGATCCAACGTCCTCGGGCGTAGGCAAAGCCCGTTCCATGTGGTCGATGTAGAAGCGGTCGGGAATCTTGATCGTCGCTGTTGGCATCGCTCGGGCTCCCTTTCGTCTTATGGTCTCGTGCCCGCCGGCCCCGGTGCCGGCGGGCTGTATTTCGTCAGGCGGTCGCGGCGAGACTCATGGAGCGGCGATCCGCAGAGACAACGGGCGACATCGAGTAGTTGCCGAACGGCTCGAACTTCTCGACGCCGCTCCAGACCTTCACGGCTCGGCGAACCTCTTCGCCATTGACCAGCACCCACACGCTCTTCGCGGTGCGGCGAAGGATCTTGAAGTGCCAGATGCAGTCGCTGTCGCACAGTGAGCGGCAGAAGTAGCTGATGCCTGCCTCAAAGGTCACGGTCTCGGTTGCGTTCTCGGTTGCGGCGTTCATCGTTCGTTCCCTTTCGTCTTGTGGTGCGTTGCCCGCCGGCCCTGGTGCCGGCGGGCGATAGTCAGTGTTCAGCCCATCGCCGCGTACAGTTCGTCGCAGAACGCGATGAACTTGTCGGAGGGAAGCCGCTTCTCAAGTTGAGCCAAGCAAGCATCGCTCACCATGCCCGAGTGGTTTGTGTAGTCGCGGGCGAGCTTGCAGCAGATGTCGATCAGCGTGTCAGTGGTCATCGCGGCGAGCTTGGCGTCGAGTGCGATTTTGACTTCGGCTTGAGTCATCGTTCGGTCTCCCTTGCGTTCGTGTCCCGCGAGTCTCATTTGCTCGCGTCTGGGGGTACTATAGGCTATCGGTAGTTGGGCGTCAAGGGGATGAGAAAAGATTTTTTGGGGGCGTTTTTCCCTAGGAAAACGCTACTTCCGCCGCCGGGCAGCCTTTTTCCGCTTGGCGGCGGGCCGCTTGGCGAGGTGCTTTTTGCCCGTCGCCCTGGTCGTGAGGGTGTCGCGGATATGGGCGGCGGATGATTTCGCGACCAGCCGCAGACGCTTGCCGAGCATCCGGCTTTCGAGCCGGCCCTCGCGGCAGAGAACCCGCACCCAGCCATCGGTGCAGCCGATGAACTCGACCGCCTCCGAGACCGTGAGGTAATCCACGCCGTCGATGTTGTACGCCATGCTGACCATCCTTCGAATACTACCGCTAGCCTAAAGGTGCGTCAAATAATCGCAGGGTTTTCGCCCGCGAAAACGCATCTTTTGCCACTTGCGAGCGTCGCCGCGTACGATGCAACTACTGAACAGATTCCGACTGGAGACGATGGGAGTGGAAATCTGTACAGGTAGGGTACGTTGGCGGCTTACCCGGAGGGCAGATCGTGGAAAACGCAACCTTGGCGTCGGTTCTTGAGGATGACTACTCGCCGCTGCGGGGGCTCAAGCCAAAAGCACTAGCTCAGTTTCGGCTTTCGCTCGCCCGCTTCAGAGAACATCTCGGGCACGAGCCGACAATTCTGGATCTGACGGGGGTGACGGTGCAGCGATTTCTCTCCGCGAGGAAGGCGCGGGTCTCGGTCGCGACCGCATTGAAGGACCGCACCCACCTCGCTGCCCTATGGAATCACCTTTTTCGGCTGCGTCGCGTCGAGGTGGCCCCGGCCGCCGTCCTTCCGCCCATGCGAGCCCCGCGTCGGGTGCCTCGGGCGTACCGCGACCACGAGGTATCCGCAATCCTGCGGGAGTGTCTCGCCACGCTGGGCGGCATCGACGGCCGCCCAGCGTCCATCTGGCACGCCTCGCTCGTGCGGGCCGCGTTCGAGACGGCGGAACGCGTGGGAGCCCTCTTGCAGGTCGAATGGCGGGATGTCGATCTGCACGAGCGAACGATTCTCCTGCGAGCCGAGACCCGCAAGGGTGCCCATGCAGACCTTTTGCGGCCGATCTCGGCGGAAACGGCCGCCTGGATCGCCCAGCTACGGCGGGATGCAGGCGACCGGCGGCGGGTCTGGAACTGGGATCGATACCCGTCGCACCTCTGGCACCACTTCCGAGCCATCTGCAAGCGGGCCGGCGTCCAGTGCCGGGGCTACCATGGCCTGCGGAGGGCAGCCGCCTCCTACATCGCGGCGGCCGGCGGGCTCGGGGAAGCCGCGACCGCCCTCGGTCACGCCTCGCCCACCACGACCCAGCAGCACTACGTCGATCAGACGATCGCGAAACCGAGCCGCAGCCACCTCGATATGCTGCCGCACCTCGATCTCGGGCAGGAACCCAGCAACCCCGTAGCAGACGCCCAAGAATCCGCCCTGCGGGCTGGTCGGCAGGCGGGCCGTGATCTAGCCGCCCGAGGGGAGCCGTGCCCGGCACGGGCTTCTATAGACGCTCTGGCGGCGGGGGCGGGGGTGCCGGCCGAAATGGTCGCCCACTACCGCCAGGGGCTCGTCGGAGGGTGGGCTGCAGGCCAGGAAGAGCCGCCGGCCGAGCCGGCGGCGTAGCAGATGTTCACGTATCTACCGGCATCCGCCTGGGGTAGGCTTTGATTCCTTGAAAGGAGGGTTCGATGAAACTGAAGATCTGGCAGATCGTGCTCGCGGTGTTCCTCGGCGTCGCCGGGATAGGCTTTGTCCTCCAGGCGACCGGGTTAGCCCCGAAGCCGAACGGCAAGCCAAGCGGGGCGATGTATATGGGCGGCATCGCCGCCATCGACATGGCGAATGCTGGGGCCGAAAAGCCGACCGCCGAGCGGGTCGAGGCTTTGGCTCGTGCGGCTGCTACGAAGAGCAACGTCGCCGCTGACGATCGCAGCCGGTTCGTGCGAGACTTCGAGTTCGGATTCTGGCAGGGATGGAAGACTGCGACGCGGTAGCCCGGCACAGGGCGAGCGGCGGCTGGAAAGGGAGACAGCCGCCGCTCAAGCCCCGGCCCGGATCATTCGGCGAAATACCCCAACGCGGGCAGCGGTCTCCGAATGTTCTCTCGCCGCGCCGCCTCGACTCTCAGCCGCCGCACCTCGAACAGAAGCCGCATCACATCCGCCGCGAGCGTGCCGCTCGTGCCAGTGTACGCCCCCGAGAACTGGCGTGCCCGTTGCTCGCACTCCGCGAGGTAAACGTCTGTCAGGGGCTCACGATCCACGCCCCGCCTCCTCCATCTTGATTAGGCAAATGAGAGCCCAGTTCGCTGCATCGAGCAGAGCGTTCGTTGGATCGACTGGCTGCCCCTGGGCGTACTTCTGCATCCGCACGACGCAATCGCTGAGGTCGCACAGAGCCCGCCGCCACGGCTCCACGCCGCATTTGGCAGACGCGGTGACGTTCTCGAAAGCGTCATCGGCACCGCCGTATTGAGCCGTCTTCTCGTGGTGCAAGGCTCGCAGGCGGTCAAGGGCATCAAGCCACTCGTGGCTGCCGGCTGGCCCGCCGATCTGCTTCATCTCCATGCCGGCGGGCATGACCACCGTTCGCCCCATCAGCGAATCCCCACGCATCCGCGTGCCCTCGCAGCACGTCGGCTCGGGATCGCCCTGGTCGAGTTTGTAGCCGATCATCTTCGGGTCATCAGCCGGCGTCGCTGCCAGCCGCTCGCGAACCGCCTCTCGCATCGTCCTGCTCAGTTCTTCCACTGCTACGGTCATGTCGCTTCCTTTCTCGGTCCTGCTACGTGCGTGGCAATCATTCCGCCGTCATGGGCGTAGATGAAAGTCTCCATTGCTTGTCTAGCGTTCAGAAATCCGAGGCGAACTATCCAGCCGTGACAAGAGGAAGCCCTAGTGCACGACGAGCCTCAGCAACACACGCCAACGTCCACTTCTGTCGCGGATCAACAACGAGAGAGTCGCCTTTTGAAAGGTTGTCCGATGCCCACACAGGACGAAGATTGAGGTAATGAAATGCAACCGCTTGCTGGGACGCGTCCGTAAGGTCGAATGCAGAGCATGGAACAATATGGTCGATGTGCCACAGATGCCTGTTGCTCCAGTTCATTCCAGGCAGAAACTGTGCCGCCACCCAAGACATCAAATCGCGGCGAGAGCACCCGACTAGCTTCACGGTGCTCTCGTGCTTTGCCGCTAGGTCGCGACGCAACGCTAGGTAGACTCTGTGGCGAAGCCTAGCAGTGATCGCGGCTTGCGGGTCAGACTTGAGTTTCTGCTTTGCCTTTTCCTTAACGATGTCGGCGTTCTTGTCTCGATACGCTTTGCACACAGTCAGGATGTGCTGTCTTTTCTTGGCATATCGCTCTCGCGACCACTGCTTGATAGCTTCCCGATTTTTTGCTTTGTGACTTGGGCCATACGCACGAAGGTAGGCAAGCCTTTCCGCTCGCTGCTCAGGAGTTTCGGATAGCAAACGCTTTTTGGCTCGCTCTCGCATTCCCGCCAATCGCGACTCGCGCTGCGCAGGAGTCTCTGTATCTCGCTTCATTTTCGCGCGAGCATTTTCCTGAGCACGCCTTGCTGCCTTCTTGTCGGCAGGCATCGAAGCATAAGATGCCCTCCTGGCGGCAAGCTGCTCCTCCTTGGTCTTTTTTGCCTTCTTAGCCATTGAGAGATTTCCTGTGGGCGTACGCCATTTGCATCTGAAATAGCCCGCCTTCTGGCAAGTACAGAAACCCCTGCATGGCTTGCTCCGCCCCTATGAATCCCATGTCAAAATGCCACGAATCCGGCGGGACGATCGTGGGGTGCGTCCTTATCACTACCCCATCTATTGTACTGATCTCGGCGGCCTGATGGTGAAGATGCCCGACGTGCCATTCGCGATGCGTGCATTTTGCCCACTGTTCGGCGGCCTCAAGAGCCATGATGCCGGCCAACTTTTTCTTTCCCTTGTCTCCATGCGTGACTCCAAGCAGATTTTTGCCATTGGTCAGGTATTTCCGGCTTGTAAAATCGCTGTTCACTTTGATCCGCTTGTCGTTCCGGTATCGCTCAACAAGGATTTTTTGAAGTGCCCAAGTCATCGCGGAGTCATGATTGCCAGGCACAATCACAACGTCTGTCTGAACGCTTTCGGCTGACTGTTCAACGGCACGAAAAATAGATTGCGAGGCGCAATCTATCGCCTTCTGAATGCGAGAGTCTCGGTCAAGATATGTGCCGCCCGTAGTCGTGCCGGCAACTGTGTCAAAGTGCAAGGTGTCACCGGCCAAAACGATTGACCTGCGTACTGCATCGCTGCTTCTGCTAATCAGGTCGGATGTTGTTCGTTCGATAATGTCGCCGGCTATCGTTATGTCATAGTCATTGCCGGTGGTCTGTCTCCATGATCGAGAGCCAATGTGAAGGTCGCTGACGACCAACACGCTCCAGAGCCCCGGCTTCGCCTTGCCGTGCCCCTTGACCGCCGGTCGCCGGATGTCGCGGGTTGCCGCCGCGATCATCGCCTCGACCGCCTCGGCAACGCTCGGCCCTGCCTTCGGTCGCAGCCGCACGAACACGCGGTGTAGCTCGGTGACGGTCGTGCCGCCCTCGCCGTCGCCCGAGGCACACTCCCATTTCGTCGCCTCGCTCGCGGCGATTTCGTAGCGGGTCATGTCCGCTTCAATGTGGGCGAGCAGATCCTCCACGGTCTTGATTCGCCGGCTAGTCGAGCGGGCTTCGAGCGTGTCTCCTTCCTGCCGCTGCGTCACCTGCTCGGCGGTAGCCGGCGGGCTTGAAGCGGGCAGGCTCGACACGATCGCCGCTTTCAGTCCTGCTTTGACAGCCATTCGCGCATCCCCGCGAGTCTGCATGTGTCGATGCCACGCTGCCGACAGTTCTCCACGATCGAAATCGCGAGCCCGCGAGCGGATGCTTGAATTAGCCCGGCGTGCCACTCGCGGCGAATCGCGAGCAACTCCTCGCGAACATCATCGGGGAGACGATCGATCCACGTTGCGATGCGTGGCTTCGTCGTGATTGATGAAACGATCGCTGACCGGAGATCATTCACGCGGCACCTCCTTGTAGCCCAGCATCACAAGCACCCTCCTCTGCACGCGGGCAAGCTCAGTCACCGCTTCCTCGCTGATCGACGGGCCGAGCACTGCGTGGGCGATCTCATGGAGCACGGTTTCCATCTTCTGCGAACCCTTGCATCGATCGTCTATGAGGATGCGGGGGCTCGTGGCGTTGTCGAAAAACGTCCACCCCATCGCGTCGCCCTTCAGCCGGGTGAACCGCAGGAGCCACCGCTTGCCGTCGATCGTGATGTGGTGGTCGTCCGCCACGGGCAGCCCTTTCGCCCGTCAGTGTCGCGGTCGTGTCAACCGATCCCGAGCCGGCGGCCAAGGGCGTTGAGAGCCCGCTTGCGACCAGGGCAGCCACATGGGCGACCGAGGAGAGCCGAGACCCGCTCTTCGGTGATGCCGACCGCCGACAGCCCGGCGGCGACCATGTCGCCCAGGCCGCGACTCGGCGGCTCCCAGCAGACCATGTCGCCCTCGCGGGTGGCGTCTGCCGGCGGATGCCGTAGCCTTGCGAAGACCGCGACCGGGATACACTGCCGGCGGCTCATGTGCAGATCCACCCGAGCGTGAGCGTCAAGGCCGGGTCTGGCCCGCTGTTCTCGGTGAGATCACCCAGGACAACGCCGGTCGGACAGCCGTCCTCGCCGAGGATCGCCGTGGCGTTCTGCCAGCGGCGCGTCGAGGTGACGGTGCTGCCGCCGCCCCCGATGCCGGGCACGGTCTCGCGGATGATGACATCCAGAGCGATCACGCCATCCTCGCAAGGGGATACCTCGACGGTGACCTCGATGTCCCGCGCGTCGCTGATGTAGAGCCACTGGGCAAGACCGAAGCTCGGCCCCCAGTTCTCGACAATGAGGGGGTCGTTCGAGATGACGGCCGTGCCGCTGCCGCAGAAAGCGTCGCGGCCCTGGATCGTGATGCAGCAGGCGAGCGGACAGTTCTCGCAGCCTGCACCGCAGCAGCAATCCTCACCGATCGCTGCCTTGCCGTCGCGGAGAATGAGCTTTCCATCCTGGAATGCGAGGCGGGTCATGGGCTAGCAGTCGCCGTGCCGCAGGTGATCGTGACCCACTGCCACTGAATCAAGTGCCACGTGCCGGCGTCCTTCGCGATCGCACAGTCTTTCGTGCCGTCGCTCGGAAGGTCGAGGAACAAGTTGATCGCAGTGACCGTGTTCGGAGTGTTCGGCACATACTTAAACGTCACGGTCGCTGTAGCACCTACGCTCCATGCACCCGAGAATGTGCCGATGCGAATGCGGTTCGGCTCGCTCGACTCGACCTTGCGAAACGTCAGCGGAGCCCCGTCGCGGTCGCCCTGCTCTACAGTGCGCACGACTGCGGCAATCCGCTCGGCGGCACCGCGAGTGAAATCGACGCGGGCCGTGCTCATCACTCCTCCAGAATCTGGAGCAGCAGCCGCGAGTTCGGGGCGTCAGCCTGCGCCGCGTAATTGCCCGGCGCAAGCCGTAGCACGGCAGCCTCGCCGGCCTTGAGTCGCACGGTGTCGAAGAGCGTCGTGCCGCTGATCCGCCCGAACGAAACGCTATGCGTGCCGGCCGTCGCCAGCGACCGAGCAAAGCACAGACCGAGATTCGACGCCGACGCCGTCGTGATCGCCTGCGTGCTCGTGCCGACGTTGAGCGTGATCGCGAGAAGCCCCGTCGTGGCGAAGTCACTCGTGATGTTCGACGCGTTGAGATTCTGGGACAACGCACCGGCGTTGACATTGAGATTGACGCTGTAGGAAATGTCAGCCATGAGGACTCCTAGCTCGGCGGCGTGCCGAAATACTGTGACATCGAGATTCGCTTGTAGACGCGGCGATCCAAGATCGCCGGCAGTGCAGCCCCTGCCTGCTTGCCGCCGTTGCCGTCGAGGGCGATCGGGTTCGCAGAGGCGACCATCTCTCCATCGGGGCCTCGAACGTCGGCGCGTTTCTTGACGCCGCCATCGATGAAATTGAACCCGACATCTGGCAGGAGCAGATTCCATCCGCTTTGCCGGCAGAGCAGTTCGCTCGTGATCTTCCAGTAGCGAACCTCGATGCCGTTCACCTGCTCGACCGCAGGCTCGCCCGAGATGCCCTGCACCTTCACGCCATCCTGGGCAAACCCGAGGTAGGCACCGTCGTTGACGCAGTTCGTCACCGCTGCAGCTAGGGCAGACGGGAACTGTTGTCGATTGCTCGTGATCGTGACTTTCTGCTGCGCCTCGTCAACGGTGAGCCCCTCGAAGTAGTCGCCGGCCGAGTTCGTGAGTGGCTTCTGCGTCGCGCCATCGTAGTAGTAGAGGGCAGGGACCGAGACGCCTTGGGTCTGGAACTTCCATACGTCAGGCCGCAGCCAAGGCAGGAGGTCGATGCTCTCTTCCTCTGCCGTTGGAATCGTGTACTGAGCGACTACTTCAGCCCAGTACCGATTGCCTTCATACGCTTCTGTGACCGTCACCTCGCGGCATTTTGCCGCCGCCACCTCCGGGTGCAACGCTCCATGCTGGGCACCCACGGCCGCGATTATAACGCTGGCGTTTGTGTCGGGATTGTTGAGCGTGACCACGAATCGCCGCTCGAACTCGGGCGATGACCCGATCAAGTGCGTCGCAGTGCGCGGCAGTTCCCGCCAGGAGTGAACGCTCATCAGCCGGTCCCCGCGAGGATGTCAACGCGCTCGGCCTGGAGCTTCGCAAGCTCTTTCCGCATCTTCTCAAGCTCGGCGGTCTGCTTCTTCGCTTCCGCAATTGCCGGGTCTTCCTTCAACGCGTCGAAGAATGCGGAGATGCCGCCCGAGCGGATGTCGTTGATCTCGACCGAGCCGGTGCGGACGCTGGCGAGTTCTTTCGCCCGCTCTAGCTCGATCTCAAACGACTTCGACAACAGGTCTGATTCACGCTTCGCAATGTCGGCTCCGATCTTCTCGGCTTCCTTCAGTTGCTCCACTCGCGTCTCGAACAGTTCCTTCTGCCGCTCTACCTCCGCCTCGAAGGCTTCGCGGTTCAAGATGCCGTCCTTGACCGCCTCCTTGGCTGCCTCGATGCCTTCCTTGAGCCGCAGCGAAGCGTCGAACCCGTCTTGCCCGAACGTCCGTGCTTTCTTCGCGAGGTCGTTGAAGCCTTCGTCAACACTGGCGAAAGCATCCTCGAATCCCTGCGTGAACCCCTGTGCCGATTGGTCTGCCTGTTCCTGTAGACCGGCTTGGAGTTGGTCGAGTTGCGCAAGCCGGGCCGCGAGGGCATCCGCCTGGACGGTCGCACCCGACTCGCGGGCCGCCGCGAGTTCTGCCTCGACGCGAGCGATCTCGGAGTCGATCGCGTTGAGGTCTTGCTCGATCTTCGGAATCTCGTTCGCCTTGGCGAGCAAGCCATCGACGCGGCGAGTGTTCTCCTCAATACGGGCTGCGGCTTGCTCGGCGATTGCAATCTGATCGTTGTACGCCGCTTCTGCTGCCGCCGCCTCGCGGCGGAACACTTCCTCGTTGATGAGCCCGCGATCGAGCCGCTCCTGCAAGTCGGCGATCGCATTCTGGTACTGCAACGCGGCATCAAAACCGGCTTGCCCAAACTTCGCAGACTCGTCGATCGCCTTCGACACGTTGGCGGTGAAGCCTTGCAGGAACTTTTCCCGCTCGCCAGCCGCCTTACGTTCCTCCTCGGTCAGTTCCTCAATGTCGCTACCGAGGTTCTGAGTCGCCTCGGATGCTTGCTGGGCAGAGCGGTCAATGCCGAGGAAGTTCTCGGCAATAGTGAGCAGCCGACCAACAAAACCGCCGACCGCGTTCGCGATTGTCGAGAACACTGACGCAACGGAGCCGAACACTGTGCTGATGATGTCGCCCAGCGTCTGAAGAAACGGCGACTGTGCGACAAGTTCAGAGAATCGCGAGACAAGCCCGCCGACGAACTCGCCGGCTCTCTGGAATGCTGTCGTGATGATCGTCACAACGCGGGAGATTGTCTCGCCCAGGGCTCCGACGTTTGCAGCGATAGCCCCGATGGGAGTGAAGGACACGACCCATTCAGTCACCGATACGGCTGCATTGCTAATGCCTTGCAGGAAGTTGAATATGCCCTCGTATAAGGGCTCCAGTGCTTGCGAAACTTCTTGCACGATCACGGCGAACGGCTCAAATACCGCGCCGATAACTCGGCCGAGGTTGCCAAGTTGAACGCCAACCAGTTCGACAACGCGACCGATCTGCGTTAGCAGCGGCTCCAAGATACGACCGATCGGATCAATAATCGCTGTGATCCCCGCCGTGACTTCGGCGAGCCCGCGAGCGATGCCATCGCCAAGACCGACGAACGGGAGCAGCAGTGAAGTGCCAAGCCCTTCGGTAGCGAGGCTCAATGCGTCAATGCTTCCGCCAAACTCAGCAAGCCGTTCACGATCCAGATCAGACACGGCACGACCGAACCTCTCCATGTCTGTCGCGGCGAGCCCCAGTTCATTGAAGAATGGCAGCAACTGCACGCCGCTGCGACCGAACAGCGCAATCGCCGCCGCCGATCGCTGGGCGGGATCTTCAATCTGCGCAAGTCGCTCGCCAATCAGTTCGATTCGCTGCTCTTCGGAAAGTGCCCCGAACTCTGCCACCGACACACCGAGCCGCTGCAACGCCGCTTGAGCCTTCTTGCTCTCTTCGTCCGCTCCCGCAAGCGTGTTCTGGAGTCGGGCGAAAGAGCCGCTCAACTGCTCGATCGACACGTCGGTACGCTTGCCGGCTTCTTCCAATGTCTGCACGAACTCGAACGAGACTCCCAACTGATTCGCAAGCCGCCCCAGCCGCTCTACGCGATCCTCTAGACTGACAAGCCCACGGGCGACGGCCACCGCACCAGCCACGAACGCCGTGATGCCGGCGAGGGCGAGGGTGAATGGGTTGATGAGAGCGGTCACTGAAGACACAAGCCCCTGAAAGCCCGCCGTCAACCCACCCGCAAAGATCCGCGACAGTCCCTCGCTCGCACTCGCGATGCCCGAGATCCGCCCCGCAATGTTGCCGAGCGGGCCGGGAAGCACTGAAAACACGCCCGACAGTTCGTTGAACTTGAGCGTCGTGCTCTCTGCTGCCGTGTCGATTTCTTTTTGCTGCACCGCGAGACCCCGAGCCGCACGCTCCGCGTCGGTCAGCCCCTTGGCGGCCGATTCGGTCGCCCGGTTGTAGGTCTCTAGTGAGATCCGCCCGGCATCGAGTTGCTCCTTGAGCTCTACCTGGGCGCGATCAAACCTCTCTAGTGGCGTCAGGTTCGCCTCGATGATGCGAGCGGCACGCTCGAACGCGGCAGCCTCTTTGTTCGCCGCTTCTGTAAGCCGCTCGAATCCTGCAGCAAATTCAGTCGCACTGCCACCGTCGCGGAGCGTGTTGATGAGATCCTGCGCCTGAGCCGCAAACCGCTCCTGTGCCTTGGCTGCCGCGTCGCTGTCCCCGGAGAACTTCGCGAACTGACCACTCAGCTTGTCGGCCTGATCCCCCAGCCCAACGAGGGCACGCTGCACCGGATCGAGCTTGAGTTGGCTCGCATCCGCCGTGACCCGTAACGCTAGTGAGAGGACGTTAGCCATTGTCGAGATCGAGGTCGCCTAGACCAAACTGCCGCCGCAACTCAAGCAACGCCGCAATGTCCTGCGACTCGTGCTGCGGCGGCTTTTCTATCGGAATGAAATCCTCGGGCTTCGGCCGCTTCTGATTCTTCCCAATGTGCGGAGCCAGGAGAGCCGTCACGATCAACGCCGTCTCCCGCCACGAGTCGGGCAGTGCCGAGAAGTAGCGGTTGTAGGCGATCCATTCAGAGAACTCGGCCGAATCCATTCGCGTGCTCAACTCGCCGACGGTCATGTGCAGATCGCGAGCGACCGCGAACATGTACCGGCGCGTCGGGCTCGCGTTCAGCCTTTTCCCAGTTCCTGCACATCCTCCTCTGTCATCCGGTTGTGCTTCATCGCCTCATCAAAAAGACGGCCCATCACTGCGCCGCTCTTGCTCGCGAGCTTGTCGATCTGATCGCGGCTAAAGAGGAGCTTCCCGGCCTCGTCGCACAGCACGCCCGCGAGGTACTGCGTGCGGAAGTTCTCGATCCCCGTCTCTTTTTTGCCGATCCACTTCCGCTCATACGAGTCACGCTCACCAACGCTCATCACGCGGATGAACACGTCGCCGCCCCACTCGGGGACCGCGACCCGTTTCAAGCCCATGTCATCCGCCGCGAGAATCTGATCTGCCGTCAGTGCCATTTGTCACGTTCTCCTATGGGTTCGTAGGTGCATTGAGCGTGTCTTGCACTCTAAAGGTGAACGCAAACCTCACGGCATCATTCGCGTTCGCTTCGATGCGTGCGTCTTCGTAGATGCAGTCGCGGTCGAACCATGTAAACACAGGTCCGGTCGTCGCGGTGCGACCCGAGAACGTCAGCCGCTTCCGCCGCCCATACTCACTCTCGGGCAAATGAGCCGTGGCAAATGCGGCGATTCGCAGCGTGCCTAGGCTCGGAGTCCACGTTGTCACGCGGCCAAGCGGGAGCCCACGCTGGGCATCAAGCTCAAGCGACTGCACCTCTTGGAGCGACTGACCGCCCCAGGTGATCGTGAACCCTTGGCATGGAATCGCCATGACGGCACCCCGTCATGGACTAGCGGGCGACCGTAATGACGCCCTGGCCCCGGATCGCATCGTTCGTAGCCAGCGTGAGAGTTGAACTCTGCACGGTGTGGTAGCTCGCCGTCGTGCCACCGACCAGCGTCGCGCCTGCTACCTGGATGTGGTAGGTGCCGGTCGCCCCGTCGGAAATCACGATCTTTCCGATGTAGTCGAACGTGATCTGCCGGCCAGACCCGCCATCGTCCGCTGGGAGCACAAGGGGCGGCGTGAGACGGGCCGCCTGCTCGCCAGTGGTCTGCCCAAGGTGTGCTACGTCAATCTGCGTGTCGGCAGCGGCACCTGGATTCGTGTTTGAGATGACGATGTTGCTCACGACGTAGGTCGAGGTCACACCGTTGAGCGACAGCGTGAGCTTTGTGCCGGCACCATCATGCGGGGTATCAAATGCCACGGTCTAGTTCTCCTGCCAGAGAATGGTGTAGGTCTGCGTCACGCTGTAGACGGGCGGCAAGTCGCCGCCGGCCAGTTGCACGAACCCGTCGCTCTCGTTGAGCAGCGACACGTTTCGCACCGAAATCCAGTTTCCCAGCGAGCCCCCGAAACCATCCAGTGTCAGCCGGCAGCGGTCAGCAAGCTCTCTTACTGCCTCATAGGTCGTGGCGTACATGTCCACCGCCAGCGTCACGCTGGCAATCCCTGACGGGCCAGACAGGGTCGCTTCCCGCTGGACAGCCTGACGCCGCCAGGTGATGAACGGGATCGCCGCCGAGGCCGGGGCGATGACCGGGTAGACCCGGTCGCCAACGATCTCCGCGACGGCTGGGGCGGCGACCAGGGCATCGCCGAGGAGGCGTTCGGGGGATTTGACGCTCATGTGCCGATGGTCCCCGTTGATCGCTGCGACAGGGTTTCGAGGGCTTGCTCCAGCGATAGCCGTAGTTCTCGCTGGAGGATCTCGGCGACGGTCGGCTGGGTGCGTGCCCAAGCCGTCTTGAGGGGCGGCTGCCCGCTTTCACCACCAACCGGCATCGCGGGAATCTTGATCGGCTCGCGCGACTTTTTGAAGAACGCATTCGGGTAAGCTGGGTCTGTGATAAACCCCTTTTCTCCGGCTCGGAACTTTCTGATCTTGAACGGACCCAGCCGATTGAAACTGCTCGCGTAGAAATAGGAGTTCGGGTCTTTGACGAGATGCGATGTGACGGCGTGACCTCGAACACTGGCGGGCGAGACTCTGAACGTCTTGCCCTTACGCGTCATCTCGTAGCCCTTACGCTCAAACCCTGGGCGGGTAAAGCCTGGGCGGTTGTATGACTTCGGCGGCGACGGGAGCTTGATGATTCGCTCTGTCGTGCCCTCTTCGAGCCACCACTGGTGAAACGCTCGATCCGGCCCCTTGCGAACGGTGCCGCCTGCGGCACTCTCTGAGTCCGAAAGCCCTGCCCGCCGAAAACCTAGCACCGCAACCGCCCCCCCGTCTCGCGTGTAGGTGATGATCTTTTTCGCGATCGCCCGCCGCAGGTTGCCCGTCGGCCCGAGCGGCGTGGTCTGCTTCAAGGCTTGGAACGCCGGCTCGATAGCCTTCGTAAGAGCCGCCTTAAGAATGCGAGCCTTGTCAGCCTGCGAGAACAGCCGACCGATGTCCTGCTGCAACTGCCGCAGTTCTGCCATCTCGGCGGTGATCTCAATGCCAGCGACTGCCATCAGTCCACCCTCTCTTGGCAGAGCAACTCGTGCTCGCTGCGGTTCGCGTGTTCGAGCAGCGTCGTGATCTCCAGCACCCGTCCACGCCATACGATCCGCATGGTCTGCTTCAGGCCGGGCACGTACCGCAACCGCACGCGATGGCTGATCTCGGTCTGCTGCTGGCCCTGGAGCAGGAACTCACGGCTCGACAGCCCATCCACGCTCGCCCATCGCTCCGCAAACGTCGCCCATTCCTGCGTGGTTTCACCGAGTCCGTTGCGCCGCTCGGTCGCCTGCTGGATCGTAACTCGCTCGCGAAGGCGACCAGGGTCGATCATGAGCCATACATCACGAGGGTGTAGGAGGCAGTGCCGGCGGTGCCCATGACGTTGATCGAAAAGGAAGTCGTTTCAACAGCCTCAGAAACGGCAACCTGCCCGACTCGGGAGTAGATCGTCCAATCATTGTCCCCGCAGCCGCCCGAGCCATCGCACGCCACGAGCGTCGGGCCGTCCGCCGCGAACGCTACTCGCGAGACGCTGGAAAACGAGACAATGCTGCCGGCCGCGTTGCGGTACGTCGTTGGAGCGACCGCGACCGTGCTCACCGCCGTGCCGCAGGTGCCTGTCACAACCGCGATTTTTCCGAAATCGTATTCGGTCGCGTGCGTCAAGTTGATCGTCTTCATGCTGCTCGCACCGCCAGACACGGTGGAGTCGTTGAACGAAACGTCGATTCCGAATCGTCCCTTGACGCCGCTCATCGGTAGCTCCCCCACTTCGCAGAATCGAGAAGCGACTTCACGCCGAACGGAATCTCCGAGAGGCTCGCCTGGTCAGCCGCCATCCGGCGTTCGTACCACATGCCCACGAGCCAGAGAATCGCGTTCTTGATCCGTTGCTCAACGCCCGCCCCATCGGCACCCTTACCGCCCCACCACGTTACAGTGACCGCGTTATAGTCGAGCAGGTGCGAGGGCCATGAACCGTTGTAGGTCGTCCGCAGCACGCCAGGCACCGAGTCACGGTCAACCCGGTACTCGGCAGTCGAGAGCGTGGCAGTGCTCTGGTTCTCCAGCGTGTACGTAATACTCACCGCCGTCACCGTCCCGGCTGTCGCCATCGGCGGGCGGGGAAGCTCGATCTCCACGGGGAACGAATCGAGCGTCATCCGGTACTGAGCGTGAACGAACGTCTCGTCGCAGTACGCTTCGCACCACTCCCGCGCCGCCGTGATGAGCGAGGCGATGTAGCTATCGTCGCTGCTGGTATCGACCCGGCAATGCTGCTTCGCCTCGGCGAGCGTGACCGGCTCAACCGCCGGCTGCGTCAAAGTCTTGAGGCTGCGGTATCGCATTCGGTTTCCTGCCGCGTCGCGGTCTCGCGTCAGCCCGCTCGACTTCGGGCTCGACGGTCGCCGTCTCGATCAGATTCATCTGCGGATCTCGCACGGCGATGCCGTCGCGGATGAGCCGCTCCGCCGTCTCGTCCTCGCAATCGACCACCCGCCCGACCGTGTAGGTCGAGTAATTCCGCACCAGTTTGATTTTCACGATTTAGGGACACTCCATGCAGTTTTGGGCTTACCGTTCGCGGTGTAGTCGCCCACGTACTGAAACACCGGCTTCTGTAGATCCGGGCCGGGCCAGACCGACACGTACTCGCCATGCCCGATCGAGACGCGGGGCGTCACGTAGACGCGGTTGCCAGCCTTGCGGAACTGCCGCCAGAAGTGGATATCAGCGTCGGTTCGCCCCTCGCCGTACTCACCCTTGGCATTCGGCACGTCTACGAACCACGGCTTCGGCGTTCGCTTGAGGGCTTTCGTGCTGATGAGCGTGCAGCCGAAGTGCGCGGAATCCACTTCCTGCACGGGCTCCGCAAACCACGCCATCGGCAGTTCGGTCGTGCCGTTCTCGGGCGGGTTGTCGAGCGTGCCCGGCAGCGTGAACATCGGGCGACCGTCCTCGCGTTTGACCTGGAGCGGGGCGAGGGCGTCGCACTGGAAAGCCATCGCCATCGCCACGAGTTCCGATACCTCACGCTGCCCCCAGAACGAATCAAAGTCGGTCGTGAGAATGAACTCGGTCGAATCTACGAACTGCTCCATGCACCGCTGCAGCACCTGCCCCCAGAGGGCTCCCTGCCCGAGCGTAGGGCGGATGCCGAGCGGCATGAGGGCTTGAGCCCAGCCGAAGAGATTCGCCAGCGGGCCGAATCGCGGGCCGCTCATCACGCACTCAATCCGAACATCGACATCCGTACCGCCGACCTTGACGATCATGCTGCCCTCAAACAGAGATGGCGGGCACGGCAAATGCCGCACCCGCCATCCACTGTGTCGAGGCTGTCAAGCGATCAGCCGGAATACTTCGCGAGCACGCCCTTGGCGGAAGCCGACTCAGGGCCGACCTCGCCCTTGCCGAGCCGAGCCACGATGTTCGTGTTCAGCGTCACGGCGGGGGTGGCATCAACCTTGAGATACCGACCCTTGCCACGGCAATCCACGTCCAGGCGAATCACACTCGCCTGGTTGGTCACGGCCACGCTCGCGGCGGGAACCGCCACGGTGTAGACATCGGTCGTGACCGAGTTGGAAACGTCGCCCTGCTTCAGACTCAGGACGTTGAGGATCGAGTTAGCCGTGTGACCGGCAGTCGAACTCTTGTCCACGATGACCTCGATGCTGGCGTAATCGTAGCCCAGCGTGTCGAGGGTCAGGGTTGCCGTGACGTTCGCCGACGTGCCGGGGGTTCCCACGACCGTCTTGGTAGCTTCGAGATGGTTCACTGTCAGGAGTCTCCTAGAGGGTCAGGGGTCAGGCGGCGAACTTGAGGGCGACGATCGGGCCAGCCTTGCTGGTGTCCCCGAGGTCGTGAGCGACCATCGCAACGCGAGCGGTCGCGAAGGTCAGAAGCTGGTCATACTCGATGAACCGGCTGGCGTCGGTCTTCACCGAAACCTCCCGCCGGGTGCCCATCGTGCAAGCCTGCGAGAGGTCGCCGAACAGGCAGGCGATCTTGCCACCGGTGCCGGTCAGAGCCGACTCCAGGGGGTGGGTCAGCACGACAGGAAATCCAAGAAACTGGAGCCCGCCGCCGCCGGCCACATCGGCACCGTTGTTGCCGCCGGCAGCCATGAGCAGCCGCAGCATCGAGGAGCCGTAGCCAGCCGGGCTGATGTACCACTTGGCGTTCCGCCGAGCGTACAGCGGAAGCCGGGCCACGACGTTCGTGAAGTCCGAGAGGTCGAGCCCGCTCGTGCCACCGCCGAACGTGTTGTTGCCAGTGTCAGCCGTCACCACGCTCGCGGAGTGCGTGCCGTCGTTGATAGCGACCGCCACGCCAACGGTTCCGTGGTAGCTTCCGCCAGCCCCGGTCCCGATGAACCCGGCGTTGTCGAAGGCTTCGGCGTAAGCCTGGGCCACCTCGACCGCCATCGCATCGGCAAGGTCGATCACCGAGTCCTCCATCAGCGACATCGGCACGCGGTTATCGACGCCCCACAACTTCGCGACCAACTGCACGTTGTCGAACGTGACGTTGGTGCTATCGGGGGCAGCGTTCTCGCCGATCGGCTTCGCGGTCAGACCGCCGGTGCGCCGGGCGATGAGCAGCGTGTCGCTGTTCATCGAGACGTTGCGGGCGTTCGCCGGGAAGGCACCGAACTCCTCGACCAGCCGGATGATCTCGCTGGAGAGTTCGTCATTGGTCAGGACACCGCCGAGCGAATTGATGCCGCCAGCCTGGGCACGGCTCTGTACGCCGTGATCGAGGCACCACCGACGGGCCTCCTCATCACCGAGCAGGCCAGCCTTGATCGCCATGCCGGCGCGGTAGGCCCGCTCCTCAGAGCGGAAGCCCTTCAGCGGACGGCTCGACTTCGGGATCGCGAACACGGGGGTCTTGCGACTCTCCACGGCGGGGGTCTCCTCGGTGACGGTCTCGATCTTCTTGGCGGGAGCGGAACGCTCCAGAACGCTGCGGAGTTCCAGTTCCTTCGCCTGCACCCGCTGCAGGAACTCGATCCGCTCGCGGAGCTTGTCGGCACGGGCTTCGAGGCTGCGGAGCGACGCCTCCTGCTCTTCGGTCATGGGCTCGGCGGGAGCCTCACCCTCGGGCGCGTCCTCGGTCATCGCCTCCATCTCGGCGACAACGGCGGCCAGTTCTTCGAGCAGTGCCTTGATCTTGTCCACGAGGGAGGCTCCTGTAGTCGGGGTCGCGGCAACGCAATCGCGTTCGCCTATCCCGAAACTAGGAGCCGAGCCCCGGAACCATGCAGTTAGCGTGCGTCGGCAGTAAAAGACTTTCGCCGCACTTCGGCAGCGGGCACGATCTGCTTGTCGGTGCAGCCGCACCGCGTGCACCGCAGATAGCGAGTCTGATACTCGCCGCTGCGAACACTGGAAGCCACCGCGAGCTTGCCCTCGCGGCATCGCTGGCACGAATCACCACTAGCGGCCATGCTGCCTCAGAACGTCGCGGTAGAACGCGGCCCGATTCGCGAGGTACTTCCGGGCTTCCTCGTGCTGCCGCCGCTCCTGGCGGTGCTGGTCGAATGACCGCTGGGCCACCTTCACATCGGCGTCGGGATACGCTGGGAACGTGACCGGCCCGACATCGAGGAGCGAGTCGATTCGCTGAATCGTCCGCACGCTGCGACCGTCTTCTACGCTCCACGAGTCGCCGCCGCTCGGCACGGTGAAACTGAATGACGATCCCTTGACGATGCCCGCTCGGATGTTGCTCGCGATGTCGCGACCGTAGGTCGTGTCTGGCACAGGAAACTCATACCGCAGCCCCACGTCATCGACGCTCAACTTGAGCGTGCCGGGATAGCGGGCGAGCGGGTAGTTCGGGTCGTGGTTCCAGAGGGCTCGCGTCTCCAGCGGCCGACGCCGGCCGCGACGCTCGGCGACGATGCCGAACGCAGCGGGGTCGATCCGCTCGATGAACGAGCCTTCGAGTTCCAGCGACAGCACACCGAACTTCGCCGCGTAGCCCACAACCCATTCCCTCTCGGTGCCGTCCTCGCTGCGGCTCTCGACCGTGAGCAGCGGCACCGCCGACTCGATTTCGTCAATCGCCAGGGAACGCCGTTCGATGTTGCCCATGATGCTCCTGCCCTCCTCGTCTGCCGATTCGATCTGCTTTGTCAATTTGCTCGCCCACGCTTGCCCAGGATCGCCGCCCCACAGAGCCCACGCGATCCGCCCAGCACTCGGGAAGCCGTCTTGTCCTGGGCTCCAGCCCTCGCCCTGTTTGTCTACCTCGTGCCGGGCGAAGTAGCTCGCCATCCGCTTCGCCGTGTCGGGCGAGATGTTCGTGCCGTTCGATAGGTCTCTCGCTCTGGCAACACCGACTGCCGTGCCGCCTCGGTTGTATTCGTCTCGCCACGCGAGCCCCTTCGCCGCTTCCTCGCGAACGCCAGCCGGCGGGCTGAAGTCGATGTGGTCATACTTCGCCACGCTTCCGCCTCCCCGGCTTCCGCTTCGGCTTGCCATACGCCCGCGCCGCCTCGGGCTCCTCTGCCGCTTGCAGTTCGGAAACCGCGACCGGCACCGGCTCGCCAAACGACTCGCCCTCCCACACGCTTACGAGAGCCACCGGGGCGTCAGGTGTCGCGGGCATCGCCACGTCGCCTAGGTTCAACTCGCCCTCGGTCATGACGTGATCCACGCGACCCACGCGACCATCGGGCAGCGTGACCCAATCGCCTTCGTAGTAGGGGGCGGCACGCTGCGAGGCTTCCTCGGGGGCGGGAGCCTCGGGCTCGGGGGCCGGCTCCTCCGCGACGGGCTGCGTGCTCGTGCCCGCGAGGATGCGGTCAATCATCGGCTGCGGAATGCTCGGGAACGACGCCATCACGAGAGCCTTCGCCGCGTCAGCCGTGATGAGCCCGGTGCTCACCTGCGTGAGAATCTCCAGCAGACTCGCGATCTGAGCACCGTTGAGCGAGACATCCGCAAGTTGCTGCGGCTCGTCGGTAATCGGGGCATCCGCCGCCGGCTCCTCGACCGTGATGACTTCCTCGACAACCGGCACCTCGGGCTCGGCAGCCGCCTTCTCCAGCGTGGTCATGTTGAGTTGCACGAACCGCGTGTCGCCGCCTTCGACGGGGTTCATGTTCTCCCACGCCCGAATCTCGTTGACGCTCGCAACGCCCAACTGCCAGAGCGTGTTGTAGTACGTGGCTCGGCCCGCAGCGTCAGCCCGCAGGGAGCCGCGAGTGTCGAACTCCGCGAAGTATTCGTCATCGCCCTCCAGGAGGTCGCGGGCAATCGCCGACTCGATCCGACGCAGCCACGGCATCAATCCGTTCTGCACGTAGTCGAGGGATTGCTGCTCGATGTTCGAGTAGCTCGACCGCGACAGGTCGCCCACAAGATGCGGCGGCACGCCCCAGAGCCGGCAGATTTCTTCGACTTGGAACCGGCGGGCTTCGAGGAACTGGGCTTCCTGGTTGTTCCCGCCGAGTTCGTTGACCTTCAGCCCGCCCTGCAAGACTGCCGTCTTGTGAGCCCGGTCGGCTCCGCGATGCGCCCGCTCCCATTGGTTCCGAGTGTTCTCGGCAGCCTCGGGCGAAAGCATCTGATCGGTAGACAACACGACACCCGGCCGGGCACCGTTGCCGAAGAAACTCGCCCCGTGAATCTCGCACGCCCGCGACAGCCCGATCGCGTCGCGGGCCATCTCGATCATCGACAGCCCATGCACGCCGTCATCGCTCATCCCACGCACCGACATGATCGCGTCTTGCGTGTAGACGGTCGAGCCGCCCGACGCCTCGCGGTACGTGTACCGCAGCCGCATGTTCTCGATTTGGTCAATCTTCATCCGCGACGGGTGCAGCGGCACGATCTCGCTGATGCTGCCGCCCGCGTAGACCTTCTCATCAAACGCCGCCCCGGTCGTGAGCAGGTGCAGCATCATCTGCTCTCGCCACTCGAACGAGGTCTGCCACGAGTTCGGCTGCGTGTGCAACAGCCGATAGAGCGGATGCTCGCGGGCGATCTCCTTGCCGCCACCAGCCAGCCGGCGGTACAGATGCAGCGGCAGCCCCGCGACGCTGGTCGAGAGAACGCGGATGCACGCAAGCACGACCGTCGAGCGGAGAGCCGTCTCGGCGTCGATCTTCACGCCCGAGGGGTTGCGGTTGCTGCCAGACCACCCGCCGGATTCGTAGTCGAAGTGCCGGGAGTCTTCGCCGGGGAGCCACAGGATGCGTTGCGAGTTGGCGATCATAGGATGAGGATGGAGGGTTCGACTGCGGGCTTGTTCGTGATCTTCGACGACTCCCAGCCACCCAGGGCGAAGATTAGAGCCACGATCCCGTCAATGCGGCCCGTGCTCTTCTTCTTCACCGGCCGAACGTCCTCAAAGGAGTTCGTCTCCACCGTCACATTCGCCGACATCCACGAGAGCACTGGGTTGCCACCGTGGCGTATCCGGTTCTGGAGCACGAGCGATTCGAGCCTCTTCGTGCCCGAACTCATGCCCCGGAACCCTTGTGACCATCCTGCCACTTTGAGCCCTGCCCCTTGCAGTTCCACCGCCAACTGCACCGCCCCGGTCAAGTCCATGTAGATGTGCTCGATCTCGTGCGTCTTCGCGTACTCCAGCACGTACTCCCGAATCTTCGAGTGGTCGATCACGTTGCCGTCGGTCGCCGTGATGTAGCCCGAGTTCACCCAGTGCTGGAACGGCTGGCGGTCAGTTCGCTCACGCTCCATGATGAGATCACGGGGAGCCCAGAACATCGCATCGACCTCGAACTCGTCGCCCTCGCACGGGTAGAGGGCGACCATCGCGGAGAGGTCGGTTGACTTCGACAAGTCCATGCCGAGGATGCACTTCCGCCCGGCGAACGGCGAAGTCGGGCCGGCGGAACACGCGGCCCACTTCTCCGGGTCGAGCCAGCGGTTCGTGCTCTCGGTCCAGACCCCGAGCGAATAGCGGAGCCAGCCGTTGAGCTTTGTCGCTTTATTCCTCGCCTCGCGGGCATCCGCCGCGAATGATTCCTCGGTCATGGTGATGCCCATGCCAGGATTCACCCGCCGCCAGGTCGCCGGGTCGAAGTAGTCCTCGGTGCCGTCAGTCCTCGCCCCGAAAATCTTTCCGTAGAAGCGGGGGTCGTACTCAGGATTCGCAATGGTCAACTCGGCATATTCATGCTGCTCCCAGCAAATCGTGTCGCGCCGGTCGCCGGCAGTCGAGATCGTCGCGAGGAGCGGCTCGCGCCTGGAACGGCCCGAGTAGCGGAGTGCCTCGAATAGCCTCCGGTCGGGCCACGCGTGCAGTTCGTCGCAGAAGACAAACGAGTAGGACGGTCCTTCCGCCGCCCCGGCGTCTCGTGAGATCACCCGGAGGCTAGAGCCGGTTTGCTGGCAGACGATCGTCTTCCGCGAATCAACCACCTCCAGCGACGCCGCCAGTTCGGGCGACCGCTTCACCATCGCGGCGGTCTCGTCAAAGATGATCGCCGCTTGGTTGCGATCCTTCGCCGCAATGCACCCGAGTTCGCCCTCGCCCTCCATCAGTAAGTGCCAGATCGAGAGGCATGAGAGGAGCGTACTCTTTGCATTTTTTTTCGGTACTTCGATGTAGGCGAGTCTGTATCTCCGAAGCCCGTCCTCGGTTCGCCACCCGTAGAGCGGCTCGATTACGTCGTGCTTATGCCACTCCAGAAGCCGCATCGGCTCGCCGGCCTTCGCGGTCGGGGAGTCCTTGGTGTGGCAGCACACCGACTCCAAGAATCCGACCACCAGATCGGCGGCGTCTTGATCGTAGGTGTATCCCGCGACCCACTCGGGCTTACGCCTTTCGGGCAGCCTTGAGGGCGCGGAACTTGTCGATCGCGCTTTCCGCCTTGGCATCCGGTTCCACCTTCAGCGACGCGCGGGCGGCCGGCGACAAACCAAAGTCCGACTCCAGTTGCCGCAGTTGTCCCGCGAGCTTGTGGGCGATCGAGACCTCGGGACGCTGGGCGATGTACTTGATCTCGCCGCCGTCGTTGAGAATCGGGTACGTGTCGCCTTCCGCCTTGAGTTTCACACGCACCGCAAGCCACCACTCCCAGGTGTCGCAGTACCGTGCGAGTGCCTCGACATCCGCCCGCGTCATCACCCGCGTCGCCTGGAGCATCGGCAGCAACTCCCTCCACCGAGCGGCGGCGACTTCGCCCAGGTGTGGCGGCATCGCGATACCGTCGGCCGGGGGCTGCGGCTCGTCGGCATTTAGTTTCTGTTTGCCGGGATTCCCTCGAAGGATCTTCAGTTCGGTCGGGATCGGTTTTGGCCCGCGTCTGCCCATGATTGACCTCGAAAGCGGCTGCCTGTTTTTGCGGCGTGAAAACTGGGCGGCGGCGGCAGACCTACCCCCCAGCCGTTACCCTCGCTCGCCCTACTCCGTG